AATCCAGAAAAACCAATTCCTGCTGCAAATGGTGTTGGTGGTCCATGGAAAACATTAGAATATAAGTTATCATATCTTTTAGAAGATCTTGCTGATACTGCGGGAACTTTAATTGCTTCAGAAGATGGCGACTTCTTGAGTGTTGTTACAGGTAAGATAGTTAAGGCACAAGAACTAACTGCTAAACTACAAAATTTCTTGGGTGCTATATTTGCACAAGTTGTTTCTGCAGTCAGAGCGCAAGTTGCTGCTCTTGCAGAACAATTAGAACTTGTTAATCTTCTTGGTGGTGCAACTGGTGCTCCGTTTATTATCTTTACTGCAATTCAAACAGCAGTAACACAAATTTTATCATCACTTTGCAATCTTGATAGTGATATTCTTGACTGGATTGCAAATCCCGTTGGTGAACTTATGGGGTATGTTAATGATTTCCTTGAGGGAATTATTGACAAAGCAACTATGGTGATGCAAGGAGTTCAAAAAACCATTGATAGCGTTATTTGTCAGGTTCAGAAACTTCTTGATAAAGTTCTTGCGATTGTTGATACCGTTACTGGCATTGTTGATCAGGTTGAGCAAGCAAAGGAAATCATTGAGGCATGGAAAGAAGGTAGTGGTATTTTTGAAGAAGGAACTGATCTTCTCAAGAAAGGTATTGCTAGCATCACTGGTTTAATCGCAATGTTCATTAAGTTTGCTCAGGGTGATTGTAATAGAACTGCTGATGGTGGTGTTGATACTGTAGGTTGGTATCCTTTATTCGGTGTAACTCATTGTACTCCAGAAGAATTAGAAAATATTAATAAAATTAGAGGAAAAAGTAGGGGAGAGTGTGGTGGAGATGCAAATTCTGGTGGTATCTTAGATAGTATTCTGAATGAATCTGACCCTTATTTAACTGCTGCCAAAACATTCTTGGACGGTTCTTATGAAATGTACGTTGGTACTCCTGGTCGTCAGGCAAGTGTAAAGAAAAGTGCTAGTGGTAGAGCAGATTGGTCTGTTAAAATTAATCAGAGTGAATATGCTGAATACAATGCTCGTAAAGAGATTAGAAAAGAACAACCCGATATCGATAACGAAAGTTTAGAAAAACAGGTTCAAAAATATAAAAAAGATCAAAACGCTGGTAAGGGTGATACTGGTAATTTTGTTGCAGATCACACTTCTTATGCTGGTAATTACACTAAAGAAATTCACGGGGATGATTGTGAGGCAGTTGATAATGATAAGGTAGTTAATGTTGATGGTGATTATTTCTTAAAAGTTACTGGTAACTGTCATATCGAAGTTGGTGGTGGTTTCTTTTTTGGTGCTGAGGGTTCCCCAAAAGTTGTTGACAAGAAGGGTGAAAAGCAAGGAAAGAAAATCCAGAAACATACTGTTAGATTTGGATCTGATGTTGATATCAGTACTGTTGGTGCAAAAATGGAAATTCAGGGCACTGAATTTAATATAGGATCAAATTCTACTAAAATTACTAGTAGTATCTTTGAATCTAGTGGTGGTCAGGCATCAATTTCTGCAGGAGAAGTTATTATTAGTGGAGATAACTCAATTGAACTTGTTACGCCACACTTGGTAGAGATGATTAATCAACCCGCTGCAGTAATTCCTAAAGCATTGACAGGTATTCGTAGATTCGTTGGTGGATCTGTTGAGACAGTTATGACACCTGGTTTATCTGCTGATGCTGTCCCTAGATATACTATTGCTAATCCACTCGGACCATATTCACTTACATGTGGAACAACAGGATATAACTGTAATGTTCTTACTGGTCTGTTTAATGTTAATGTTGCCGCTGGTGCAGTCGTAATGGCAGCAGGTACTGGAGTTAGTATTAATGCTGGAGCAGGTATGCTTCTTAATGCTACCGCAACAGTTCTGATCATGGGTAAAACGATTTTCTTGAACTGACTTGACAGGGTATCCTTCTGCTGCTATACTAGATAGGTAGTTGGGACTCACCAGTGGACGCTAAACTAGCACATGTCTTTGTCAATTTTTCAAAACGGTCAATCAACATCGTAGATGATGAAGGATATGACAAAACTGTAAACTGGAAATGGGATGAAGAAGGTTCTGAAGGTTTTTCTGAAACTGTCAATGAGATTGAAAACATTCTCGATCCTGATATGATCACTTATTGTTTTGCTGTAAAATGATTGGACCTATTGGTATTACATTACAACAAGCAGAGGATAATCTTGAGTTTCTTTTAGATCTCACAGATAATCAACGTGTTTGTTGGAAAATTACTCGTCCTGATGGAAAATCTGTATTGATGGTTCCTGTAAATGAAGTTTCTCCTATTCCTGATGAGATTCAAAATGAGGTAGAAGAATTTCAAAAGCAGTTTATTGAAGATGCTAGTGAGTGAACATATTACTATTATTGATAAATTTTTATCATATCCAGATTTCGTTAATTTAAGAGACCTTATATATTACAAAGAAGATTTTTTATATCACATTCATAGATCAGTAGCATACGATAATGATGTAAAACAAAATTGGAATTGGTATGGTACACACATGTTTTATCAAGACATGAAACCCAATTCTAAATTTTTCTCTATAATAGATGAACTATTTACTGAGAAAATGAATGAGAAACTAGGATTACATACTTATTATAGAGTTAAAGGTAATTTTTACCCATGGACAGAAACTTTAAAAGAACACCCTTGGCATACTGATTACACTTTTCCTCATAAAGGTGCTTTATTTTCTTTAAATACTTGTGATGGATACACAGAATTTGAAGATGGTACAAAAGTGGAAAGTGTAGAAAATCGTATGCTGTTGTTCAATCCTTGTATTAAACATCGTTCAACAACTACAACAAATGATAAAGGTAGGTACAACATCAATTTCAATTATTTCTAATGAGACCTGAAACTCGTGAATCAATGGAAAACCTTTGGTCTGCCAAATGGAATCTTCCTAAAGCAGCAAGAAACTGTAATCTGACAGATAAGGAGATGAAAATCACCTTTAATGAGTATTGTGCTTTTCATCCACCAACCTGGAGTATAGATGATGAAACAACTTTTTCTAGTTAAAGTCGATGATAACAAATGTCTCACTCACGATGGATACATTCAGATCGGTATCTTCAATCATTCTGTAGAGAAGCACCTAGAATTAAATCCTTTGATTGATTGGCAGGTGACATACTGGATGCCTGATATTTTTGTTAATAGATACAAAAGAGCAAATTATCAGCATACTATGAAAGCAAACGAAGGTTCTCCTAGAACTGATAATGCTCTAGATAGTCGTCCACGAGACTTCCCAGACCAACCAACACAAAGACTTGAGAGAACATTATGAAACATTGTGACAACTACTATGTCAAGTTTGATGATGATGAATTGCGACAGATCTTGAAAGAGATCAGTAGTGAAGAAGTCAAAGAAAGAATAAGAAGTTCATTGGGAGAGACTATTGATCCCATAGATAAATTTCACGCAACCATTGCATATTATAATAATGAAGTTTAAAGCACTAGTATTCATTCGACTACGATCACAGGTGGATGACTCACCAGGCAATGCAGTGCGAGATGCCTGTAAACGAATGTCTGAGTTGAATATTAAGAAACTCAGATTGGGTAAGGTTATTGATGTTTGGTTGGAAGCAGAGACCAGAGAGTATGCTGAGAAGGAACTTGAAATGCTTTCTGATAGATTTCTTGCTAATGCAGTCATGGAAGATTGGGATTATGAACTGACTGAGATTGAAGAATTTCCTAAAGGTATTGAATAATGGAAGTAATTGTAGAAGGAAAAGTAAAAACTGTATACCAAGGTGATGATGCAGATCGTGTCATCATTGAGTACCATGATAAGGTGACTGCTGGTAATGGTGAGATGGTTGACCATCCACTAGGTAAAGGTTCTCTTTGTTGTAGTATCTCATCTCTTATCTTTGAGAAACTTTCCAAAGAACTTATCCCCAATCACTATATCAATATGGTTGGTGCTAACAAGATGATCTGTAGAAAGGTAGACATTGTTCCTTTGGAGGTTATCTGCCGCAATCGTGCTGCTGGATCTATTGTTCGTGAGACAACTCTTAAGGAAGGTTATTCACTA